GATATCTCGGCTTGCTATTGCTGCAGGCACGCACATCGAGCGATACACGGGGCTTCGACTGCGGAGCGCAACGCGCACGCAGTATCTGCGAGCGTGGGAGCGCACGATCCTCACAGAGGCTCCGCTGATCTCGATCACGTCAATCACCTACACCGACACCAGTGGCAACCCACAGACACTGGCGGCCTCGGAGTATTGGATCGATAAGAGTCAACCGATGTGGGCGTTGATGTTTGATAGTCCCGATCCGTTCAAGGAAACCACGCAGCCACTGGTTACCTATGTGGCGGGATACACGCAAGTCCCAGGCGACTTGCAGCACGCAATCGTGGCGCTCGTCGGCGCTTGGTACGCGAACCCCGAAGCGCTTACCGTCGCATCGATGCAGGTGTTGCCGAAGAGCTTTGAATACTTGCTCGCGAACTACTCGACGAAGGGGCCGTTCTCATGATCGGAGCAGGCCGACTCCGCTTCGTGGCGACACGAATGACTGCAGCCACGGCGCAGGATGCGCTTGGTGGTCGCGACGATGTGTACACGGCTGGCAGTAGTTTCCGCTGTGATCTTCGTGATCAAGGCGCGAGCGAAACCGCCTACGCCGACGGCGTTGCAGTCATCCGGAACTTTGAAGTTCGCGCTCGATGGAACACAGTTGAGAACATCGGACTGACCGAAATCGATCGATTGAGCGTGCGCGGGAAAACGCTTCGCATTGAAGCCATCACGAATCTCGATGAAGCTGATCGGCTCGCAGTCATTCAGTGCGTGGAGGTTGACTGATGGCAGTATCGTCACTCGAAGAAGCCATCCGTGTAATGATGACGGGCTACAGCGGACTGACGCTCGTACCCGACGCACGCATCACGCACGCGAGTCGCGTGCAGTCCACAGTGCTGCCAGCCATTACCTTCGAGCTTGACTCGATCGAAGTGCAGACGATCAACAGCAACCCGCTCTACCGCATGTCGCTTACGGTGTCGTGCATTGCGGACACGTCAGTTGACGCACTCGCGATCGTCGCACAGGTGCGACTCGCGATCCGCGCGCTCGGCGGTTCGACTGTTTCCCCCTATGAGTTCTTCTCTGCGATCTACACCGGACACACTATCGAGGCTGTGCAGGTGTCGGAAGGCGACGAGCACGCACCGATGATTGCAAATGTGACCTTTGACCTTCTCTACGACGAGTAAACACCATGGCAAATTCAACCGCAATCAGTTCAGTGACATTCAATTCTGTGACCGTCGTGACCGTTCAAAGCGCGCAGATGACTTCTTCACGCGCAACGATGGAGGTCACTGAGATCGGGGATAGCAACGCGAAATTCCTCTACGGCGTGATCACTACCACGGCATCGCTCGAAGTCTTCTTCGATAAGTCCGACCATCAAACGATGGCGACGCAGATGTCTAGCGCTACTGCAGCCGTTGCCGTCACAATCACCTGGAACACGGGCGAAAGCTGGACGGGCAGCGCATTCGTGAACTCCATCAACGTCACAGCGGCAGCGGGTGACGTTGTCAAGGCAACCATTGAACTCCAATTCACGGGCGCAGTCACAATCTAATGAGTATCTCCGACGCTCTCAACTTGAAGCCGGAACGCGTAACGCTGCAATGCGGCAGCGTGGTTCTCCTTCGCCGTCCGACCCTGGGCGACGTAATCGAGGCGCTCGAATGCAATGCAAAATCACCGGCGCTCGCGAACGCGCACATGCTCGCTCGGCACGTGCTCGACGAAAGCGGTGGCACGATTTGGGCTGACTCATCCGCTGCGCTCTCGATGCCGGCACGGCTCGCGCAAGAACTCATACCACTGATCGAGGCGCTCTACCGCGAAGGCCAGGACTGAGCGCGGCATCGAAGGGGCTGCTCGATGCCGCTTGGAAGATTCAGCCCCCGCCAGTGTTAGGTGCGTTTCATCTCAACGTGATTTTCAAAACAGTCAACTGGCAACATGAGCGCGAGAAACTCCAACACGTTCGGACGATACATCGCGCTCGCGCCGAATAAACGCTCGATTGATCGCGCTATGGATGTGCTCAAGCTATTGCCACGCGAGATCGGAAACAAAGTGCTGCAGAGCGCATCGAAACGATGGGGACGCGAGACTGCTCGCGTACTCAAAGCGCTCGCGCCAAAAGGCAATCAAACGCAAACCCGTTTGTCTCGCTCGATGATTGCCGTGACAAAGGTCAACAAGAAGCGCGGTGCTTTTCGCGTTTCCGTGCGCGTGGGCGCTGAGTACGACGCAAGCGCGACACGTCGCACCGGCGGAGCTGGATGGCGATTGCTCTTCATCGAGGAAGGGCGACGAGCATGGCCGAAGGGTCGCAAGGCTCCAATACCAGGGCGTGGCCGAGCGTGGCGCAAGGGCATCCGGAATGCGTTCGGCGCGAAGAGCGTCGCGCGTCCTTTTGTTCGTATGACATCCGCGACTGCATCGCAGCGGTGGGTAGATTTGGTTGTCGCCGATGTCGAAAGTATCGTAAAGGAGAAGAGCAACAATGGCTAAACGTGTATCCGCTGTGCACATACCTGTGACTGTCGATCCGACTGCAGCGGAGCGCGGATTGAAGCGCATTCAAGACCGGATGAACCAACTCGGGAAAGCTGGTGGGCAAATTGGCGGCGCTTCGTTGGGTGGCCCGATCGGGAAACTTGGCGGACTTGCAGGCGTAGGCGGCGGCGTGGGTATGGCTGCATCCGGCGCGATGCTAAGCGCGGCGGTACTCGCGGCTCCGTTCATGATTGCCGACAAACTGCTGACATCGATGGCAGAGAGCGCGAATCGCGCGAAAAACGCGATAGCCGAGTTTGACAGCAGCGGGAAGTCAGTGCGCGATTCAATCGGCGTGGTCGAACCACTCGCGCGACGGCTTGCGGATTCATCAGGGCGCTTGAACGCCAACGCAGCCAACGCCACGGGATTTTGGGACACGTTTTGGGCTGCCGGTGCAGACTCGCAAGGCCGAGCCGGTGCTGCTGAAGGATGGGCTTCGTCAATGATGAACGAAGCAAAAGCGCAGACTGCGAAGTTTGGTGCGATCCTTGGCGGCAAGTCACTTGAAGAAGCCAACATCCTTGCGGACATGGCAAGCGCGCCAAGTGACGCAGCAGCACAGGCATACCTGCCGGAACTTAAGCGCGCCGAAGAAGCAAACAAAGACAACAACGGCTTCGTAAACTTTGCTTCCGGCATTTCGGAATATGGTGGGGCAGGCATCCTCATTAATTCAATAAGGGGGATTTTCGGATGATCACAACGGCAAGCTACAGAGCCTACGAACTCACCGGACAAATGCAGATCACCGGCATCGATGGGCAGTCGAACATCACCGAGACACGGTGCATCGAGCGCATCGACGGCGCTGCCATTAACTGGCCATACGAGCACGATCAGATGATTACCGAAGGCGCACTAGTGTCGCCAGGCGACAACTACCCCGCCGACGCTGCAGACACGATCGAGGCGTACATGCTCTGCAACAACGTTTCGATGAGCCCAATGCAAAAGGGCAAAATGTCCGCTGCAATCTCTTGGACTACTCGATACACATGGTGTAGGAACGCAAAGACCGAAACAGGTGCGTCGGCTGGCTCTCTTGCTGTGCGGATCCCGACGATTCAGTACCTTGCGAAGCATCGCAGTGTGCAGACCTATCGCCGTGGATGGACTGTTGTACCACCGGCAACGCTCGACATCAGCGCTGAAATTGGCGGCTCGGAACTTTCGAGCGGTGATAAAGGAATGCCGGTGCATGTGTCGCAGTCACAGGTGCGACTTCGCATGCTGATCGACACCGACGGGCAAACGCTGCTCAGCGCGAACACCGCAGCCATGGCATACGTTGGTAGGCGAAACTCCGATACGTTCCTGGGGTTCACCGCGCAGACGCTTGTCTGCGAAGGCGCGAGCATCAATCACATCAGCGCCGAGTACTACGAGCTAAACATGGAGTACTCGTTTGATGAGTGGTACGAGCACACACAGGTTCCGGATCTCGACATCGATGGCAAGCCGAAGCGCGCACCAGGTGGGCAACTCTTGAACGTGTACTGGAAGCGCCCAAACCGCACGGCGGTCACCTTCAATAGTATCTGGCCTGCAGGCGTTGAAGGTCAAGTAATCCGACGTGTAGCGGAGTTGGGAACCTACTACTGATGTCGTACCTCGCTGATCCAATGCGACGATCGAAGGACGCGCTCGCGCGCGCCGATGCTTCGTTTGAGCCACATCCAACGAACACCGGCATGCTTGCGCGCATCGTGTCGAGCGCGCTCATTGCCACCACCGTGAATCGATACCTCTACCAGTGGGAGGAGGCGTGGATAGCCGGTGCAGCGCCTTACGGGACTGTTGCCAAAACCAACGCACTCAGTGGCGCAGCGCTCTCGGTGAGCGAGCTGGGCAACGGCATCTACGTTGCCTACGGCGTGACCTACGGACTGATTCCAACAGGCTTCTTGCCGGTGGCAATTCCAAACGGCACGCCTGTTTGGATTGTGCCGAGTCGAAAGAACAACGGCGAACTCGTTTGGCTTATTTTGAACACCCAAGCAATCGATGGGACGTGTGACGTATGAGCGCGACAAAAATCCTTTTCATCAACAACGCATCGCCGGAGACTCAAACACTCATCTATGAGGTGAACGGGGTTCCCGTGAACATGACTTCTGGGTACAACGTTGAGATGCGGTTTTGGCGTGACGGAATTTCAACTACATCTGTCGCAGAATTTACGGCTTCAACAGCGACAAGCCATTTCACCCTCGGCACGACGGGGCAAATCACGATCCTTTTTTACACCTTTAACGCAAGCCTAAACGCCATTTCGCCTATCGACGTTCTGTGGCATTACGATCTGACTTTGATTCAGTACGGGGTACCAAACAAGCAAATATTGAACGGCACACTAGTAAGGATTATGCCATGAGTGAGAGCATCAGCTGGTCATCCGATTGCGACACTATTACGACTACTGCAGGAGTAGTTGTCGTAGAGATTGGATGCCCCAGCGCTCCGGCATCAATGGCGCTTTCGGGCATCACGCAAAGCGGTGCAGTCCTGTACGACTGCATCCAGTGGAATGGAACCACATGGGTAGCTGTCGATCTTCAAGCTTCTGCGAATCGGATTGTGATCGAATCCGACATGAACACCCTTGCGGAGTTCACCTCGTTTCAAACAGGACTGGGAGCGGGAAGCACGTTCCTCAATTCGTACACGTTTGATGGACGAATCGGATATCTGACATGTTCGACGGGAAGTACGACAACGGGATTCGCAGGCGTGGGAACAGCTCGGAACGATGGCATCGTGCTCGGCACATTCGCTACGGATGTCTGCGACATCGTGCGGATGCCAATCCTCTCCGGTGGAACGGAAACGTACTTCGTCGATTGCGGACTTACAACGAACCGCACAGGCGGCGCTTCTGCGCCAATCGACGGAGTCTATTTCACATATTCGCACGGGCAAAACAGCGGCAAGTGGCTGTGCTGCTGCATGAACAACAACACGCTCACGTCTGCAGATAGTGGGATCACTGTCGCCGCAAATACTTGGTATCGCTTGGACATTAAGATCGGCACGACAAACGCACTTTTCTACATCGACAAAGTGCTTGTTGCGACGGTGGCAGGGATCCCAATTGGAACCTCACGCACCACGGGAAAATCTGCACTCATTCGGAAGTCCGTCGGCACGGCTTCAATGAGTGTCATCGTCGATTACCTGCACATCATTCAAGGCACAAATCGATGATCATCGACAACATTACGACGCTTCTCGGTTTGATGTCAAGCATCCTTGTAGCGGCTGCTTGGCTGCACAATTCACTTGGAGCGCTGAGAACCGAAGTGCGAGTACTGCAGACTCAGCTGCAGAGTTACGATCACAGGATTGCGCGTCTTGAATCCGAAGTCATCTCACTCCAAAAGGACAGACTATGAAATCATGGAAAACAACGGCGGCTGGTGTTGGTGCAATCCTCGTAGCTGTTGGCGCGGCGCTCGGCGCTGCTTTTGACAGCAACGCCGCGACGAACGTGGATATCGCAGCACTCACCGCTGCATGCATGGCCGGACTCGGTTTGATCTTCGCTCGCGACAACGGTGTAACCAGTGAATCTGCAGGAGCAAAGTGATTGAACGAATCGCCGCTTCCATCGCGCTCGGCATCTTCGATTGGCTCGCGAAGCGTGCTGAGAGAGGGTCTACTGCTCGGGATGCTGATCGGGATACTCGTACTCTTGATCGGGCTTCCGCTTCTCTTCGCGCTTGGATGCTCGCGCACGGTGCTCGTACCGGAGTCAAGCCCGATTCGGATCGGGAAGGATTGTCGAAGTAGGGTCTACACGATGGTCGAAGGCGAGTGGATTGAAAGTCAAAATTCAGTGCTCATACCTGAGGGTTGGTACTGTGTTCCTCCTTCAATGGTGGATCCCAAATGACGAACCTAGCTGCACTCTGCTGCTGCGGTGGAACGTGCGCGTGCGCGCATCCAATCTGCGTGGACGACTACCCACCGGCAATCTATCCTTCGATCGGATGGCCGATCTTCGTGACGAATCCGCAGCACTACGCAGGCACTCTGTGGCCTGCGTGGTGGAACGGGATTCATCCAAACGCTACTTTGACCGTCAGTATTTTGATCGAAGTGGATCCGCCAGTAGGCGCGACAATGAAGCTCGAAGTGTCCGGTACGTTGCCACTTGGCGGCACGAACGGCGCGCAGCTGGTCAACATCTTTGAGGACGATTGGCGAGCGTACCCTTCGACCCCATGCGGCCCATGGCCGCAGACTGTTGTGCGCTGCGGATCAGCTGGCTTGCCGGATGCGCCAATCACTGAGAACACCGGCGATCCTGCATGGTGGCCATACCGGAATCGCTACCTCATTCCACAGTGGAGTGGGCCGCTCAAGGTGTCAATCGATGACACGGCGTACACGTTGCCAGTCACGATCAATTACCCGATCGCAGTCGTGGGTAATCACACGACCTGCAATCGCACCGGCTGGGAGTACGGCGCTATTGAAGGTGGATACGGCTTCGATCTTTGCATCCTCGATGCGCTCGACATCCCGACGGCGCTTCAGCCAATCGGCAAACTTGGCACGATGTCGAAGGTGTGGCTCGCGCCAACAGGCGACGATGTCGAATGCCCCAATGCATGCGGGGAAAACCTACAGCTTCGTGTGCTGCGCGGCATCACCTCGGAGATTGCTGCAAACGAAGTACTTCGGTTTGGCGTAGAGCAAAACATTACAGAAACAGGCACAGAGGTAATCGGCGGTTTGACTTGGGCATACAAGGCGGTCATTACAATGACCCCGAACAATTGGTGCTTACTTGATCCTGGCTGTGGCTGCATTCAGAGCTACTCGGAAAAATCGATGTGCGTGATGAACGCAGTCGTAA